TCGTTTCTTAGGTCTAATAGTATTTAGTAAAAAGTTATATTGTAGTTTGGTGTCAAGGTGGTGACGCATATTCATCTCATTCACCAACATAATAGTGTCATTAAATGGTGCAACACATTTATTGATAATGAATGGATAATACTTTTTCTCCCACATAGGGTCATCTGAATCCATCAGATTTTCCTTTGTGAGATTGATTGAGTTAAGATATTCTTTTAGTTCATAACTCATTTGAACTGAACCTGTGTCATAATCTCAACCATATATGCAAGCATATTGATTTCTTGATCTGCAACAAAGGCTGATTTGTAAGAGTAGTCTGCTGTTGCAAGAACTAGGTGAGGTACAGTTTGGGGTTGAACTTCTTCATATAAAGTATCATATACCTTACGATACATACGAGAAGGGTCATTGTCTAGGTTGTTTGCAACCCACTTACGAATAGACTTGAAGTCTGTTTCTTTTAGAAACGTAACCAAGTCTTTCATATTAGTTTCAGACAGATTAACAAGGATACCAGCATCAATCATACCAGATGCAGAATATCTTTGCAGTTCGTTTAGAACTCTTCTCCAATCTGGGAAGTGTTTCTCTACGATACCAGCGACAGCTTTTGGTTCAAACTGGACATCCTCAGTTTTGAGAATGTCCTGTACTCGTTTGAAAAATTGTCCAGCAAGTGCTGGTTTCTCTGTTGGTGGAATACGAAACTCCACAACAGAACACCGACTGTGCAGTGGTTCAATGATACGGTTCTTGAAGTTACAGGTTAGAATAAACCCACAGTTCTTGTGGAACTCTTCAATAAATCCACGCAACGCAGGCTGTGTAGATTGAGGATTTAGATAGTCTGCCTCATCCAAGATAACGAACTTACGATTACCATCCATAGAGACAGTACTTGCAAAGTTCTTAATCTTGTTTCTGAGAACATCAATACCAGATTCCTCTGAACCGTTAATCATCATATAGGTGGCACCGATTTCTTCTAACATTGCTTTCGCAACAGTAGTCTTACCGACACCTGGCCCACCAGACAAAAGTAAATTAGGAATGTGTCCATCGTTCACAAAAGTCTGAAAGGTATTCTTTAACTCATCAGTGAGAATAGACTCACTAATCTTTGATGGGCGTTATTTCTCCACCCACAACATCACATCATTCATAATATATTCCTTCTGGTTTAGGCCGCTTCGAGAGCGATAAAGTATTCGATTGGTTTAGTCACATTTGCAAAATGCGAAATACCTTTTTCGGATACCTGTACCTTGTAGTCACCAGAAAGAAGTTTTAGGTTTTCTACTTTGAAGTAGTATGTAAAGTTTGTTAGTGCATTGTCACCAACTGTGATACTGAAATCATTTGATGTATCGTTTTTCCTGTCTGTAACAGTCAAATCAATATTACCACCAGCAGTTCCTTTGAGAACCACATCTGGAACACCAAGAACAGCAGAGGCCTTGAGTATTTGATTAAACGTATCTTGTGTAAAGGTAAACTCTACATCAACAGACGGCATACTGATTTCAGTTTTTGGTGCAGTTACGATAGATGGGTCACTGAACATATAAGTCAGTTTACTACCACCACCTTCTTCATTGAACTCTACACTCTTTTCATCAAATGATAGTGTAGGGTCTTTAAACAGAGACATTGCAGACAAGAATTCATTCAAGTCATAGATTGCAAATTCATTATTAAAAGTATCAGGAACAGTTGCTCGTGCAACGATGTTTTTCATCGCAGACATTGTTCCAATCGCAGTACCATTTTTTACCAGAAGGTTCTGGTTAATGGTCGAAAAGTTCTTTAGAACTTCTCGTGTATCATTACTAAGTTTCATTTTCAATTTTTCTCCTGAGTATCGTGATTATGTAAAGCCATTATACCATAATGGATTACTTTTAGCAAGTCATTTCTGTTCTTACCATCTTTCTTTCCGTATCGTTGGGAATACTTTAAAATATTACCAATACAGAAACCTTCTCCATGGCCCGAGTCCATGATGAATTCTGTTGCTTGAAATTTGTTGTGGGAATAATGAGCATTATAGGTTTTGTCTATATACTCTGCCATTTCTTTGAGGATTCTATCCTCTGAGTATTTGTAGTCAATACGTTTCTCATCGACTACTACTTCTTCTTTCTTTTTAAACATAACGAATCCTCAAATTTTACATAATATTATCATAAAAAGGCGCCCCTGTCAAGAGGCGCCTTCACTTTACTTACTTGATTTTGATTGAACGTGGTTTCTTCTCTTCTGGAATAATTCTTTCCATGTCGATTTTAAGAATACCATCTTTCATATCAGCACCATTTACAACTACATCATCTGACAGTGTAAAGGCTTTCTTGAATCGTTTGTTTGAAATACCTTTGTATAGGTACTCCTTTTCATCATCACCCTCTGGTCGAGACTTAGATTCAATCTTGAGAACATTCTCTCTAAATTCAATATCCATCTCATCCTTTGAGAAACCAGCAACGGCAATCTCAATAGTGAACTTATCATCATCGTGTTTTACGATGTTATAAGGTGGGTAACTTGAAGGACTAGTTTGATTAGGATGATTCCCCATCAGACTGTCAAACATTCTATCGAAACCGATAGAGTAAGTATTGATCCTTGACGGATCTAGTGTAAAGGCTGTATTTACCATATTTAATCTCCTTTATTAAGCAAGATACAGTGTGATACCCATATTATATGGCGTACCACGTTTATTTATATGGTGGTTTTTGAGGGAGAACCACCAAACTCCGATTTGCGACACAGAGTAAGCATTTTTGTGTCTGACAGGGCGACTTACGAACAGCGCCCCATAACACTATATATAAGACTTAGGCAGCCTCAGCGTATTCTAACGCCTTATCAAGTGCATTTAGTTTCACCTTACGGTTACGTCCATACCACGCAGACTGTAGGCGACTGTCACCTTCACGACCCTGTAAGTGGTCAGTCATATATGTGACAGAGTTAAATGCCTGCCACCAAGAACCTTCGGCAAAGTTTGCCCCTGGCTGTGTCTGCAAGTTTTCCATTGCAGTCTTGGCGTTACGAGAAGTAAATGGAAGCACACCATCTTCTTTCTCTTTTGCAGGCGCTCCGAATACTTCATTGAAGTATTGGATTACGTTGTCGCCAGTGGCTGGTTTACTACCAAGAAACTCTGCCATTGACTTATATTGCTCCATTTTCTCACGAGCGATACCCATCTGCTCTTTCACCTCAGCGGCATCAAATGCCTTACGGTGATTTACAGTAACCATCTTGTCAGTGTCTTGTGACAGAGACAATGTGAGAGTGTTGTTACATACGACACGAATTGGTGTCATACGAATGTTTAGTGCCTTACCAAACTGGTGAGGGTTAGTGAACAGGAAGTAGTTCTCTGTCAAATCACCATTGAACAATTCAAATGATTCTTTGGTTTTTGCAAGAGCCCACACAAGTTGTCCATTTTTCAATGAACCAGCAGTGTGCATCTCCATGTCACCAGCCATTACATAGTCGTGGAAAAACTCAAATGCTTCTGAGTTCTGTACTGGATTCCAACCAGTACCAACAACATCAAGTACTGAGTTGTCTGATGTACGAACAAGTGCTTCCTTGTTCTTCACGATTGCACCTTGTGGGGTAACAAGTTTTTCTTTAGTTACTTCCCAATCAAGTCCAGCAACTTTTTGGAACTGGCCAGGTGTGAGGTCAGCCTCTACCTTAGTACCAAGTCCATGCCAAGGAACGTCACCAACGTATGCCATTTGTGCGTTTCCGTTTACGATTTCAAGTTCATGTGCCATAATATTTGTCTCCTAACGACTTTGTTTTCTCACTTTACTTATACAGTATATACGTTCTTATAACAAAAGTCAAGATGTTTTTATAACTTTTTTTCAGTTTCTTCCAAAAAATTGTGTTGGCCATTCACCATCTGGTTTATCGAACAGATACCAACAACAATTGTCCTTACCTGTACTCTTACTACCTTCTATCCACTTCACACGGCCGATGCTGACTACCTTCCTCAACCTAGGCATGAATTCTATACTTTGTTTCGTATGCATCCAATCTGCATCAAAGAGTAACCAAGTTGGTAACTGGTCAGATAGATTTACAATAAGGGGGTGTAGTATCTTACGATTCCAAGGTGGGTTTGTTATGCAAACATCACATCCTACAATCTTATCAGTCATTGCATCACCATCACCAACAAAGTCTGCCATAGGTTCTATGTCAGTCATCCAGTACCCTAACAGTTTTGTCAGTTGTTCTATGTGTCGAATCAGTCTACCGTCACCGGCACAAGGTTCTGCAAACAATCCTGTCTTTGGTAAGTGGGGAACAAGAGGCCTTACTGCCTCTATAGGAGTAGGGTAGAAATCTCTTTCCACCCTCTCAAAATCACTTCTTTTTCCCATCCTTATATTCCTCATAAAGAATTAATGCTATCAAAGCATAATTGGCCATGTCAATAAGTGTATCCTTGATACTCTCATCTTTAACCTCAAGTAGTTCTTTCTTTGCAAACCCCATAATACGGCTGAACTTGTCTCCTAGTCGAACACAACATCCCTTCCATGCTGGGATACCACCCATCTCACAGGTTCTAAAGTTTGCAAACACATCTTCCACACTTGCATAGTCGTGACGCTTTGCATCGTGTGTCTTTTTCATTTCTTCTAGTAATTCTTTAAACCGTTCACTTTGATCCATTATACCATCCTACTAAAGTTTTTTTCTTTCTTAAACTGAATAATGTTTCTAAACTTATCAAACAGCATATCCTGTTTGTGTGATATGACAAATACATTCTGTTGGTCAAATGTATTCAAAATCTTTAGAAAATCATCAGTACCAGTGTTATCCAAAGATGAATCAAATATCTCATCTAGTATTAGTAGATTCGTATTTGTAGAGTTTTTCATCTTTGCAATGGCTCTCCATGTAAATAGAAGTGCCAAATCAATTCGCATTTTCTCACCTTCTGAGAATGATGCATAAGAGAACTCATCTCTGAAACGTGACTTGATTGTTTCATTAAAGTTCTCATCAATATTAAAGTTGACAAAGAAATCCATAGATGATAGATATGTGTTTACCAACTTATTCATAATTGGTAGATACTGTTTTACAATCTTTGTCTTGATGCCACTGTCTTGTAAAAGATTACGAGCAACATCAATGTAAAACTTATCTTCATTCAACTTAGTTTTTTGTTCTC